ATAGTCGCGTCCCCCGGTGACACATGCGTCATCCGCGCCACAGCAGCAAACACTATTGAGGTTATGTGCTATACGCCAGCAAATGCTAGGGTTTCAGCGGCAAAAGCGTGGTGCGTGTGGGCATGGGTTAGCGGTGTTCCTACAATCCTGAAATCGTTCAACGTATCGTCGCTAACTGATGTGGGAGTGGGCCGCGCTCGCGTAAACTTCACTGTGCCCATGGCGGATGCCAACTACCTGGTGGTAGGCCTTAACACCGCTCAAATAGGCGGCACCAACATCGCCATCCGCGCCGCAACACCGGGCGACACTCCTACGGACAAAACCGTTAGCGGGGTTGAGCTGGTATGCGGCAACGGCACAAGCACTGTTGACGCAGGCCAAGCAAACGCCGTTTTCTTTTGATTGAGGTTGGTCATGAAAATTGCAATATATGAAGGTGTCGATCTCGGGGTCAGATATTTGGCTGCCGAAGACGTGGATTTTGCAGCCTCTCAAATCCCCAAGGGCGTTGAATTCTGGATGGTCGACTCATCAATGCTGCCAGAGTCGAGACAGTATCGAGACTCATGGCGAATTGACAGAGTGTCACTTGGTGAAAAATCTGGAACTGGAGTTCAGTAATGATAATTATTGATGAGGCGGCAAAAGTAGAGGCTGAATCCGTGCTGGCAAGGGAGTGGAGGGATTCAGAGCTTCTTCTTGCCGACATTGAAATCAACAAGATCCTTGATGGTGATGGTGATGGCAGCACTCCAGAGGGGCGGTGGCGCATGTATCGTAGGGATCTAAGGAGCTGGCCAGATTCCGAGGGATTTCCTGGCAATGGGCGGCCAATCAGGCCGTCCACTGAAAAAAGTGGCGATTGAACAGGCTGGCTCATGCATGGATTAATTTGATTAGCCTAAGCCAAAACTCCAGACAGAGGGAAATAAATGGATCAGCCGGGAGATCTCGCCGGACTTCCGGCAGTTGTTGGGGCTGGGATAGGGTCATTTGCAGCAATCATGGCAGCCTTCAGGAGCTGGATGCAGGCGCAGAAAAATGATGTCACGCAAATAACCATTATCACGGAGGATCGTAATCGCTGGCAGATCCGAGCCGAGAAAGCCGAGCAGGTCAACGAGGAGTACCGCGATAAGTTGAACCAGATCATTCTAGATCAGTCAGAAATGAAGGCGCAGAACGCCATGATGATTGAGCAAATAAAGAATCTGCGTGAAGACAATGAGCGGTATCAACAAGAAATCCGCAACCTTACCAGAGGTGTAAATGTCCGAACACTCAACCAAGGATAGCTGCACGCCAGTAAAGGGCATGCGGCACTTTATCTACTACGCAACCCTGGCTGCCGCGCTGCTATTCTCTCTCGGCTATTCGACAGCCATACTAGTTAACCAGGGCGAGCTGATTCGCATGTCAGAGATCGCTGCAAAGGAGCGCGCATCAATCCAGAGGCGACACAATGCCGAATTAAAGGTTTTGCGGACTGAGCGCAGAGACCTGATGGAGCAGTTACGCATGCGTGACGAGGTGAAGAAATGACCTATCCAGCCGACGCTATAAATCGCGCCTTCGCCCTGCTACCACTCAAGATGAGCTCTCGACAGGCGCGCATCGTGCATGCCGCGATTGGCTTTCAGGAGTCTGGATTTTTGGACCGGCGCCAGATCATCACCGTGACGCGTGGCGGCAAGAAGGTTAACGTTCCCGAGGGGCCGGCAACTGGTTTCTGGCAGTTCGAATCAGGTGGTGGTGTCAAGGGCGTCATGACGCATCCAGCGGTAAGCGCGTCGGCACGCCAAGTCTGTCATGCCTGCGGAGTTCCATTTGTTCAGGATTCCATCTGGAAGGCCCTACAAGTCGATGACGTATTGGCATCCGCCCTTGCTCGATTGCTGATGTGGACTGACTCGGCGCCACTGCCTAAGACCGAGAGTGAGGCGTGGGCGATGTACATGCGCACGTGGCGCCCTGGTAAGCCGCATCCAGGCAAGTGGGCGGAGTCATATGCTTCCGCCATCAAAAGTGTCGGCGCATGATTGTCTGGCGATATGCGCTACTGGCTGCCCTGTCTTTCGGGGCTGCCTGGTACGTTCAGGGGCTGCGCTGGGATAGAGATGTAGCTGCCCGAGAGCGGGTTACAGCCGAGGCAATCGCTGCCAATGTGACGGCAGTGAATCACCACCTGATCGAATCCCGCAAAGAGTCCGAGCAGATCCGCACAACATTCATCGAATACAAGAAGGGTGCCGAAAGTGAAATATCTGATCTTGAGCGGCGCGTTACTTCTGGCCCTGAGCGGCTGTACATCAAGGCCAGTTGCCCAGCAGTGCCCGCCAATGGAGCCGATGCCAGCAGAGCTGGTGCCGGAGCCGCAGAGCTTGACGCCACTGCTACGCGCAATTATTTCGCCCTCGAACGAGGGTTAGCTGAACAATTCGCGTTGCTTCAGTTATGCCGAAGCGAGCTGAAAAAAAGAAGCGCCCCTTGAGGCGCTTTTTTATACATAGAACATCGGCTCCCAGTCCGCATAGAACTTAGGAGCATCTGGGGGAAGCTGCGAATTATCCTCTATGATTCTTTCTCTGTCTGCATACTGATGCCATGCCGGAGCATTTGCTGGCGTATAGCACATAACCTCAATAGTGTTTGCTGCTGTGGCGCGGATGACGCATGTGTCACCGGGGGACGCGACTATATTTTCCCCGGTATTTGTCACCAAGCTGGCCGAGTTAGTAAGTACTGGCGAACCAGCAAATCGAACGGCGAACCAGCGCCCAACAGCAACCGTGAAGTTGGCGATGCTCACGTTGCCGGTAATGTTTATGTTGCTCGTATCTGGCGCAGAAGTTGTCAGGTTTACCGTTGAGGCGGAGGCAACATCAATACGCGTACTATTGATGTTTACTCCAACGAGCGCCTTGGTCTTCGCCGGAGTCATAGTCTTTGCGTTATCCGTACCGGCCAGAGCTTCGGCAGAGGTTGCTATACGCCCAACCCCCCACTGCGCCTCAGTCATTCTTGCGACATTAAAGGCTGCCGGGGTGATGGCCTTGGTATTATCTGTTCCGGTCAATGCCTCAGCAGCAGTGGCTACCCTGAGCCCTCCAAGCACCGTTGCCGTTGCTTGAGGCAGGCTATATGGCCCTATAACGGACCATGCTAGCGGACTAGAGGATGGTGATTGCCCGATGTTGCCATCGGTAAGGGATGAATACAGAACACCGCCGGACTGCGTAATACTCCCGATGTAGTACTCTTGATCCAGATTGTACTCAGCAACGCCCATCTGGTGCAGATAGGCCAGAAGTTGACCATTGGTGTACATTGCGGCGTTAAAATCCTGGAGCGATGGCTGGTCACTCGGCCCGACAATCCCCCACCCGCGGAGAAATTCTGGCGTGAGCTGACTTGTTAGGTCATTGGCGATGGATACCTGTCCGAACAGGGTTCTTTCATTGGTCAATTGCTCAGAGGCAAAAGCCTTAAGGTTGCCGTTGAACCGATCAATCTTTGCCATTTAGATAACCTTCCTTGCCAGGTAGCCGCCCTGGCGTGACGGATCGAACTTACTTGCGAATCCGCGTGATGATGGGTTGCTGCTGAAGCCAAACGTCTCGCCTGGCTCGGCCTGAATAATTACTTTGTACCTTACGCCCTGCGGCTTTGGAAGCAAGTTTAGCGCCCTTATGAGGCGAAGCCTATCAAGGCTTACCACTGGAGATACATACAGTGAAAGGGTCATGTCGAGATTGTCGACCACGAATGCCCTACCATCAAAAGCCGCCAGGACCACATCCTGGATACTGATGTACTGATCGCTTGATACGTATCCAGCGGCCCGGTTTAACGAGGCCTTTACCCTGATGAAGAATCTATAATCACTATCTCCAAGCTGGAGATCGGTAAATGGCTGCGAGAACTTGTCGAAAAATGGAGCGCCAATTCTCAGGGAATTGAATTTATCTGAGAAGCCCTGGCTGCTGTCATTAATGCTGAATCCGAAATAAACCTTCGGCACAACACTAGGCACTGAGCGGCTAATGCCAACGATTCTTCCGAGCACGTCAAGCTGTGCTCCGACGGCGTTATCAAGGTCAAAGGCCGGATCAAGAGAGCTAAGGAATGCTCTATCTTTCTCCCAGGTTGACGCCTGCAAATCTATCTCGGCTTTGGCCTTTGGCTTCTCCCAGTACTGCTTAATAAGCAGGTTGGATATCTCGTCAACAAGCGCCATCAGATCACCTCTGTTACGGTGATGTTGCTGACATCAATCGTGAACTTCGCACCCGCTGCTGGAGTCAGTAGGCCATCTGTGAAGGTTATGTTGTCGTCGCTAATCTCAAGATCGGTCAGGATGAATGAATCTCCCGCCGTATAAGCTGGGCAGTACAAGGTGGCAGCCTGGATTGCGTCCCCAATATAAATCTTTGTCGCTGCAATCTTCTGCTTTATGAGATCCATGTCGACTGGGACGAGTGGATTCTTTCGTGTTGCCGTCAATTTAATGTAAATCGGCACAAGCACGGGGCGATCAAACCTGCGGATCTGGCTGACGATGAATGTACTGCCGTCGGGCCTGGTCAGAGTTTCGGGAATAGACTCTTCAATCGACCCCTTGATGCCGGTTCCGCCAGTTTTCTGATAGAGCAAAGCCTGCATAATGTCATCAATGGTTCCGCCATCAACTACAGCCCATATGCTGTGCGCGTCAAGGTTCCAGTCTGGATTCTCTGGGGGGCCGAATGAGTCAGTGTCGTTGTCGTAAACCCTGGCGTCCGATACTCCGGCGATATTTAGAAGTCTGGCTGCCAGGCTATTGGTCGTAGAGAATGCAGGGTTCTCAAGACTGCGATTGCGCTTCTGAACGAACTCTTCATCAGTCTCTTCGTTTACGCCTGCGACCGCGTTTACGGCAGCGGCAAACCCAGATACACCAAGGACCACTGTCACTGGCGTGAATACCGCCCCAGCAAGCCCGGTTACGGCGCCGAAGTCGCTAGCAACGAAGGTGATGGCAGTCGTGCCAACGGAAAGGCTCACAGCCCCAGGCAGCTCCCATAGCTGGCCAAGCTCATCGGATATTTGATATCCGGTCGGAAGCTCTACGTTTCGGGTCGTAAGCACCGACAGATCCCACTGGGATCTTGTAGCCGGTCGAGGGAAGATCCCGGACAGCTTGGCGATTTTTGCCTGGAACAGGCCGCGAGCAAAATCAGGGTCGAAGTTGTTGGCGACCAGTAGGCCAAAGGCTTGCATGTCGTGACGAGACTTGGCCTCGATAGCTATTCGCTGGCCGTCAGGAGTGTTCTGGGATAGATCATTGTCGGCGCCATATATGGCTCGATACCCATCGACCAGCTCGGAGAAGATCTCGTCAAAGGTCTGGATCGTAATGCCGCTAGCATCAATCGTCGGGCCTGCCATCAGATGGTTATCTCGTCTGTAATGCTTTCGTCAAAAATCGTGCCAAACGAGAGCATTATAGTGGCATTGCGCGTGCCTGTCTTCACTGATAGTTCAAGCTGCGAGATAGTTGTTACGCCGTCAGTGGCAAGCACGGTGCGCTCGATAGCCATCTTGATCTCGTCCTTGGTGTCTCGCCTACCAAGAAGATCAATCCAGTCTATGCAAGAGTCGGTGTCTAAGAAGAAATCGGTTGCGAATGACTTGAGCCTGGTTGCAACATTTTGCCGGACGGCCTCTGAGCGAGTTATGTATACGGCTCTACCGCGACCAAATCTCCAGTCGTTGTTTTCGTCCAGTCCGGATACGCGCATGGCATCACCTGCAAAAGTAATGCCATTTAGTCTACAGCATCAGACCACGTTTGTGATCAGGCCTGAAACCACGGTGACAGTCCTTCCGTCGCCAGTAGAAAATGCTCCGCTCCATCCTGGCGCGCCATTCACTGAGTAGGTCGTGGAATCGGTATTGCCGATCGCGATCATATTGCCGGTTAACTGGTAGTCGCCCGCGTGCACCCAATTGCCCGTTACGGTCGAGTCTCCATTGCGCTCAATGGTCGTCGGTATGGTCTTTGCCGCCGCCGCTGGAGCAACCCCGACAAGCGCAAAGCAGTCGCTGTAGTCATGCATGCGCTGCTCAATTGGCGGCACGTTATCAGCGCCACCGTACCAGCGATCAAAAGATCGCTCGCTGACTAGAAGAAGGCAATAGTCTCCAGCGGCAATCGGGTGCGCATCATAACTGGATCCGCCGCTCATGAAGATCGGTGGCACAGACGGGAACACTGGAAGATCTTCCGCCTGACCATCAACTACGCGCTGAATTACCGGCTGCACATCAATCGTTTTCTCGCCCACCGAAACAACTTTTGCCACTACGATGGTGTGCGTATTAGCCAGGGCTGTGACCGTTGCATCATTGAGCACATCGGTTAGCTCTTCCTTCTTGTCAGTCATTTCGGCACCTTGTAATTTTCTGCGATCTTGGCGGTGATCTTTTGGTTCCAGTCGCTGCCGTCAAGGTCTCCGCTGTAGGAGATCAGGCTGACCTTGTAGATACCGTTCAAGTGGGGGGCTGTCGTGCTGATGAGCCTGAACAGGCCGCCGACCTTTACCGATGGATTGAGGAAGGTAGTCAGTACGATCTCTTCCTTATCGGCCTCAGGCGTGTTGATGAGCCCGGTTTCCGCGCTGATTACTGGTATGTAGCCAGACACAACCTCATCGCCGCCCAGGATGTTAAGGCGCTCATCATCAATGAACCATCGCTGATCGGGGTCAAGCATATCCTGAATGACGTACATTGAATTTCCGACAAGGATCTTTGGTCGCGTGATGTCGGCCTGAGCCCCTATCTTGCCTTTTGAGGTGTTTGGCATGGTCTTCAGCACTGCATCAATGGCGGCGTTCTTGCTCGTCACTGAGGTGCTGACGAAGCCCTTCAGGAAGTCGTGGCCTCCGTCCAGGCAGATCAGCGTGGTGACAAATTGAGCGCCTTCTCGCGTCGAGAACGCCTGATCGACCGAGCCCCGAAATATGGTCTCGATCTTGCCCTGGTAGCCGATCTTCAGGTTGAGCGGGAAATACTGGTTATTTGCTGGTTTAGATGTTTTTGAAGTCTTGGATTTGGAGTCCGCCTTGCTGCTTTTTTCATCGCTGTCACGCACAAGTTTGCGCCGCTTGTCCTCGTTCAACCCGTCAATCTTCAAAGTCATCTTGTTCAGATCGGCCTTGTCAGATTTGTCAGCACTGAAGACGATTCGAAACGGCGGCTTGATAGTGACAGCCTGCGCGCCGATACCAACGGTCAGCTCATAGTCGCGCAGGAATCTGTCGGTCATGGGTTAGGTGTCCTTTTGTTTGCGGTATCCAGCGTCGTACAGATGGCCGCACAACTCCTGTACAGAACTCCAGCGCTTCAGATGATCGACCATCTCATGAATGGTGCCATCCCGCTCTTCCGCCGCGATCTGCTCGGGCGTGCGGATGGGGCGGAACTCATCGCACCATGCAAGTGTTGAGGTGCGGCGTACTACCGCGCACTCAGTTGGGCCGTTGTGCCAAATCACCTTGGCCTCGACCCATGAGTAGTTGTTTGTCAGCTCGCCAGGGAGATGGCATTCACACATCGCCCCAACAGGCGGCAGGCCTTCGCCGTTCCACTCGGCAAC